CGAGCGCCGCCGCGTCCAAGCGCCCGCCGACGCCCCGTTCGGCGCGAACGTGGGCATGGAGTGGGTCGAGGTCGAGCCGCTGCCGCGCACCGCCCGCGCCACCGAGGCCACCCCCGCGCTGGGGGGCCGCGCCGATGGGTGAGCGAGTGAAGTTGTGCGTGACGTGCAAGCACTGTCGGTTCTCTCCGATGGAGCCGGACTTGTCGGAGATTACGCTCGGCTCTGACCTCAAGATGTATTGCGACCTGCCGCTCACGAAGCGAGACAATGCGGGCCGCGTCCGTGTCCAGAAGGACGCGCGATGGGACATAGATGATGCGGTGTCGCTAGCCGACGTACGGGAAATGCTCTTGATGGCCGAGACATGCCCCGACTACGCGCTGTATGTCGAGGAAGCCACCAATGGACGTTGACCAGCTCGCGGAACCTATCCGCGGCATCACCACAACCACGGAGACAGCATCATGACGGTTCGCACCATCGAGACGTTCGACATTTCGGACGAGCGCCCGTCCGTGTTCCTGCGGGCATGGGAGGACTTCAAGGAGAACGGCATCAGTACGCCAGCGCTCAAGCTGTTCCTGCTGTGCGTCAAGTACCTGCTTCCCAGCAAGGCGGGGTCGAAGCTGCTGGAGACGCTGATGCCGTTGCGTCCCGAGAACATGACCGACCGCCCGGCCATCGAGCGGGCCATCTACCTGCATCTCGTCCACGACCTGCCCGTGGCGGTCGGGATGGCGCCCAGCAAGTGGGCGCGACAGCGCGGGCCGCTGATTATGCTCGCGCTCACCCCGTTCCGCATCCTCAACGCCATCGTGCTGGGGACGGGCGCCATCCTGAACACCGCCATCCGCGCCGCGTGGCGGTGCCTGTTCCAGCACCCGTTCATCATCCTCCAGAACATCTGGGCGTCACTCTACAGCCCGTTCGTCATGTGGAACACGATGCGGTCCTTCGACGCGATGCTCGCCAAGGACCCGGACGCTCCGCGCGACGCCACCATCCGGCACATCATGAAGCACCAAGACCTGCCGGAGTTCATGGCGCGACGGCAGTACGAGAAGCTGGTGCGCCGTGCGGTGCAGGACGCGCAGGAGGCGCAACGGAAGAAGAAGGAGGAGCCCAACGACTGACCACCCACCACCACACACCACGAGGATAGCGAATGCCTGCAAGGTACGACAATCCGAAGCACCTGAAACTGCGTGTTGGCCAGCGCGTCCAGCACGCCGCAACCGGGGAGCCACACGGCACCCGTCCGCTGTACGGCGACGTTGTGGACATTCAGCCGTCGCCGACCGGGAAGGACACCCATGTGATTGTCATGTGGTACCCCCACGACGGAGCCCCACCGACACGAGCCCACTACATCGTCACTTCGCTCGCCGAGCGGATGATGTACCTGACCACAATCGTCGGGAAGCCCTACATCCCCGGCGTTGACCCGCCGCGCGCATTCGGCGCGTTGAAGCGGAAGCGCACCGCCACTCCCGAGGCCGATACGACGGCCTCTCCTGCTGTTCCCCCCGTCCCACCCACCACCACCACACCCATCCTTCCCATGAGCAACCAGACCGAGAAGAACGCCGCCATCGCCGCCGCCATCGCCGACGCCCTCGCCGCCACCGTCCCGAACGCCGACACCATCACGGCGTTCGCCACCAACGCCGCCGTGGAGGCGGTGAGCGCGCTGGAGCCCAGCATCAAGTCCCGGCTGGACGAAGCGGAGGCCGTGTTCACGGCCATGGCCAACAAGACGGACGAGCTGGTGGCGCGGCTCACCGCAGACATCGAGCGTGCGCTCATCAACGACCCCAAGACGAGGGGCCGGGTGCGCCATGCCCTGAGCGCCAGCGGCGCGGAGACGGGGAAGAAGGGGCAGGAGTCCGGCAACGTCATCCTCGACGCGCTGTCCCAGTTCTACTCGCCGGGATGCGAAGCGCCCGCCAACGTCCTGCTCGCGTCGCCGCCGTCGTTCGGCAAGTCGTTCAGCATCCGCCTGCTCGGCGAGCTGTACGATGAGTTCTACGAGCACGGATGCTCGGACGACATGGACGAGATTTCGACCCTGCTCGGGTCGCCCGTCCCCGACGGCAAGGGCTCGTTCATCGTCGTGGATGGCGTGCTCACGCAGGCCGTCCGGTCTGCCGCCATGGGCAAGACGGTCCTGCTCTTGCTGGACGAGGTGCTTCGGCTCACGCCTCGTGCACAGGAGTGGCTCCTGACCTTCCTCACGGGCGTCAAGCACACCGACGGCACCCGCACCTACCGCCTCCGCACCCGGCGGGCCATGACGGACGGGACGCTGGAGGTCATCGAGTGCCCGACGCAGAACCTCCACATCGTGGCCGCGACGAACCTCTCGGTCCTGACGCCCATCGAGGCGTTCTGGTCCCGGTGGGAGACGGTGCGCGTGGACTTCACCATGGAGCAGGCGACCGCCACGGCGAAGGGCATCCTCGCCAGCGCCGGGGTGGCCGACCCCGGCAGCAAGCTGGCCAAGACGTGGGCAGGCATCGTGAACGAGTCCCGCACGGTGGTGTCCAAGGGTGCCCTGCGGTTCCCGGTGGACTTCCGTATGCTGGAGCGCGCGGCGATGCTGAGTGACGGGACCGTGTGGTCCACGGCGCGGCTCGCCAAGGCCCGCCTCGTGGACAACACCGCCAACTGGAACGCCGACACGGGCGACACGGACCCGCACAGCCAGAGCGCCGCGACCGCGTGGGAGAAGCGGCTGGAGACGCTGGCAAACGAGGCCGAGGCGGCGGCGGCGGGGGCCGCGGCGAAGAAGGCCGAGCGGCAGGCCCAGAAGGAGGCGGCGGCGAAGCAGGCCGAGGAGCAGGCGTCGTCGTCCGAGACGACGGTGGAGGCCAGCAAGTGAGCGCCCACATCATGCCTGCGCTTCCCGAAGCGGTGACCAAGAACGTGCCCAAGGTTCTGGTCGAGGCGGTGGTGGAGAGCGTGGACCTGCCCGCCCTTCGGGAGTGGCTGGCCCGGAGCGACGAGTGCGTTCGCGTTCAGTTCGTGGACCCGCCGGAGGGTGGCAAGGACGGCGGGCGCGTGATGGCGTTCTGGACGCCGCCCGGTGCCACCAAGAAGCGGGGCGAGCACGTCATCTGCATCCCCACGAACGCCGGGAACTTCATCACCAGCCCGGCCACTCGCAAGCGGGCGGTGGACGCCGCCATCCGGCACGAGACGTGGCACGCCCGACTGACCGACCGTCGGACGTACGCCATTGCCGAGGTGCTGGACGAGTACCGGATTCCCGCGCAACTCATGAATCTGTTCGAGGACGCGCGCATCGAGGACTACGCCCGGTGGTCGGAGGGCGAGGACTTTGGGTACTTCACCGGCCCCAGCCCGATGTACGACCCAAAGACCATCGGCTCACTCACCGACCCGGCCGCGCTGTTCCAGTTGCTGTCGCTGTGCGAGGGCAACACCCGCACCATGTCGGTCGTTGCCAGCAAGTGGTGGGGTGCCGCGCAGGTGTTCTACCGTGGACGGCGCGTGGATGTGGTGCAGTTCGTGTCTGCCATCGTCCGGCGCGCACAGTTCGCCCACACGACCCTGCATCTCATCCCGCTCATCATCGAGTTTCTGGAGGCGTTCCCGGACCTGATGATGAACGAGGACGAACGTGACGAGCGCCAGAAGGCGCGGGCCGCAGGCATCCCGATGCCAGACCCGGAGGGCGATGCCATCGCTAGCCAAGCCCCGCTTCGCCCTGCCATGGACGCCATGGGCATCCCCGTTCCCGGCCGGGAGATGGCTGGCACCGACCAGCGCGTCGAGGGAGGCGGCAGCGGCGACGAGGGTGAAGAAAGCGACGCCGACGGCGACGGCGACGAGGACGCCGAGGAGAACGGCTACGGCTACGGTGGCCTGTGGGACCCCAACAAGGGGCAGAAGGAGCGGGACCGGGCGTCCCTTCGCGCGGTCCGGGAGCTGTTGCAGTCGTTCCGTAAGGGTCCGACGACCGAGGAGTCCAAGGTGGACGCCGGGCTTCGCCCGTTCTTGTGCGACTACCCGCCGGACCTGACCAATGCGCCGCTCATCGCAGAGCGGCTGCGGCGTATGGTCGGACAGACAGACGCCAGCCGCGTCCGCACCGCAACACACGGAACGCGACTGCACTTGCCCAAGGTGATGCTTGGCGAGAACGACGGGTTCCGGTTCAACGTCACTCGTAAGGGGCGGCGGAAGGTCTGCTGTGTCATGGACATGTCCGGGTCCATGAACCATGCTTTTTCCTCCCATGGCGGCGCGTTCATCGAAGCCCTGATGATGCTCCAGCGGCAGGGCGTCATGGATGCGGTGGTGTGGCTGTCGGGGGGAGGGCGGCGGTATCGCCTCCCCTATGGCACCACGGCAGAAGTCATCACGCAGCTTGGCGCCACACACGGATGCGAAACCATCATGGCCACGCTGGATGCTGCCCGTGATGATGTCATGAGCGCCGACACGGTCATCGTGTACACCGACGGGGCGCTGACGGACGGGGACATTGACACGGCCAAGTGGCGGGCTCGTGGCGTGGACCTCATTGGCGTCATGGCTCTCCCGGATGAGCACCTTCACCGCCGGGATGACGGTCAGATTTCGCAGCGGGCACTGGAAGCACACTTCCGGCCTGACGCCGACACGCGGGCGCGGGAGGACCACAACGCAAAAAGCTTCCGCACCCAGATGGAGCGGCACTTCCACAAGGTCATCGTGTCACCTGATGGCGTGCAGTTGGCGGTCGCCATCGGGCAGTACGTCCTGACCAAGACCTGAGCAGGAGGGGTTGACGGAGGGTGTGGAACCCCATATCCTCCGTCAACACCATGCCCCTTCCATCCTACCGCTCACTCGCATGGTACGCCGACCGCCGCCGTCGGCTGAAACATGCGGCCGGGCTCCGGTCCATGACCCTTGCCCAGTGTGCCGCGCACTTCGGCGTCACGCACACGCATCTCAACTTCGTCCTTCGCGGCCACCGGCAGTCGGCCCGGCTGGACGACGCCATCGCCGCCTTGCTGGCATGGGCATACGGCCCAGCCATCGGACGGCACTACGGCAGCACCCCACCAGAGGACCAATGAGCGACACCCCGAACGACCAGACGACCGACACCCCCGGCGATGCCGCCCCCCCGGAGGATGCGGCAGTCGTCATCCTCGGCGCCTTGAAGGAGCTGGAAGATGAGATTGCCAGCGCCGAGGCCGCTGGCGAACTGTCCCCAGCCATGGCCTCGGCGCTGGGCAAGCTGATGCGGAGCGTGGCGACGCTGACCTACGTGGCCAGCGAACACGCCACCGCGACCGACGCCACCATGCGGCAGGTGATTCGTACCCTCAACCGGCAGGGGCAGGTGCTCACCGCCATCGCCGGGCTTCCGTCCGGCCACCCCGGTGACACCGGCCTTGTCGGCCCCGATGGTCGCCCCGCCTCCGCTGCCCCGAAGTCCATCATCACCCTCTGACCAACACAGCCATGTACGACGAACAGCCGCAACTCCCGAAGGTCCCCGCGCACATCGCCGCCGCCATCGTCGCCGCCAGCCACCGGCTCGGCGCCTTGAAGGCGGACAGCGTGAACTCGCACTTCAAGAGCGAGTACATCTCGCTCCAGACCATGATGGCCGCGGCCAAGGCCGCGTTGAAGGACCACAACGTGACGGTGTTCCATTCGGCGGAGTTCCGCTCGGAAAGCACCAACCATGCCGCGCAGGGTGCCAGCCAGTTCCCGCACGTCATCGTGCGTACCATCCTGATGCACGACAGCGGTGAGGCGTTCATGGTGAGCGTCCCCATGCCGCTCACCCAGCACACGCCCCACGCGGCGGCGGGGGCCATCACCTACGGTCGCCGCATCGGGCTGGGCATGGCGCTCGGCATTGTCGTGGACGAGGATGACGACGGCAACGCGGTGTCCGGCCTGCCGGGCGGCACCACGTACCGCAAGAACGAGGCCGCGCCAGCCGCGTCCCGGCCACCCGCCGCGCCGCCGGGCGCCACCGCGCACACCATGGCGTCCGGGGCGCGGCCCCCTCGCCCGATGACCTCGGCGGCGACCCCGCCGTGCCCGAAGTGCGGTGGCCCGCTGTGGGACAACCGCGCCGAGAACGCCAAGCGCAAGGCGGCAGGCCAGCGCGCCCGGCCCGCGTTCTCCTGCAAGGACAAGGACGGGTGCAACGCGGCGTACTGGGACGAGAAGGATGTCCTGCCGCCCAGCCCCGGCCTCGGCGAAGTGGAACCTGACGTTCCCGACGCCAACGAGGGCGACGACGACCTGCCGTTCTGACCGCTGCACACCACGCATCGGACCTCACTTCCACTCATCCATTGGAGTATCGCGTCATGTCTCTGTTCAATCCCGCCAGCAAGGGAAGCCTCATGCCTTCGTTCACCGCCATCAACGGGAAGCTCATGGGCTTCTTGAAGGGCACCAAGAACCGGACGTGGGTGGACTGCCTCGGCGTCCAGCGGCTCGACAACACGCCGAACTCGCCGAACGCAGGTGCCACCCTGCCCGACCCCGACAAGGTGCCAGACACGGGGCTTCTGACGAACGAGGAACTCATGAGCCTTCCCATCCATGCGCCGGATGGCTCGGTGGTGGACCCCCGCAAGACGCTGCGACAGGAGATGCTGGACGCCGCCGTGCGGACGCGGCGCGACTTGGAGGCGGTCGTGGTCGCCAAGGCCAAGTCGCAGGGCATCCTGCCCCGCGTGGCCCCCAACTCCGTGGTCATGCGTGACACCATCCACCGCGCTGTCACCAAGGCGCTGGATGGTGTCGCATGACAACCCTCATCACGCTTCCGTATGTCCTGCTGGACCGGCATTGCTGGTTTTCGTTTTTGTCGGTGGGCTCCACGGATAACGAGGAACAGAGAAAGGCAGCCGCCCTGTCTTGCAAAAGGCTTGACGAATCTCACCCCCATGACGCGCCGCACGTTTGCGTCATTTTGGACGAGCCAGCCGACTATGACAAGCTGAGGAAGCTCGCTTGCCAAAACCGGCCAACCGGAAAGCTCACCGCCGCCGATGGCGGGAGTCATGCGTCCTGTCCACCGGGCGTCGTCCTGCAAACCGGCGAGCGCGTCTCAGCGTACATCTTCCGGATGTTCAGCGAGTACCCGGTCACATGACACGTCCCGCGCGTGGGCAGCCATGGGTCTTTCTCGACCGCCACGGTTGGTTCCCATTCCCCGTGCTTGGGGAATCGCCAGATGACGACTACGCCGCCAGACAGGCGGTCTTGCAGGCTTGCGCTCGGCTTGACGTGAGCCACCCTGATGACGCTCCGCATCTGTGCGTGATGCTGGACACGCGCACCACAACGGAGGACCTGCATCAGATTGCGCGCAGAAACCCACCAAAAACAAAAGTCTCGACTCCTCATGCCGGTAGCCATGAGTCATGCCCACCCGGCACCATCCTGCAAACCGGCGAGAGGGCCTCGTCGTACATCTTCAGGACGTACAGCGAGTACCCGGTCACATGACCAGCAGCGAAGACGACGGGAAGCACACGATTATGGGCGTTATCTCCGTCCACCTTGCCAAGAACGACGCCACCGGAAAGTATGGCCACGACGAGAGGACGGCACGCTGGGCCACGCTGCGTAATCCAGAAGGAGGGTTCCGTGGTGTGCGCGAATACGCCAAACGGTATCCCCAATACTGGCCGCAACCGCAATACACGCTGGTTGGTTTTTACGAGCCGGTGCATCATCTAGATGACTGGACGGCGTTGTTCGACGCGGACGGGTTCGCGTGCAGTACGGTGCGCGTGGATAGCGGAAGGGCCATCATCCAAACGCCGCGGATGTTCGACGCGGTGACCGAACTTCCCCTCTACTTCCTGCACGGCCAAATACTCACCCTGCCCGTGACATGACCCCGACCACCCACACCACATGCCTCACTCCCATGACCCGTGGACGGTGACACTCTCACCCGGAGAGTGCATCATCGCGGCCACCATCGCGGCAAACCGTCAGGTCGCCAACCGCGAGGCGAACGTCGTGAACCTGCAAGGCGGGTCCCAGCCCAACATGACGACCGAGATGGTCGGCATCTTCGGGGAACTGGCGGTTGCCCGCATGTTGAACTGCTACCCAGACCTGAGCACGGCCCTGCGCCGCGGGTCCTCCGACCTGCACATCGGGCGCCTCACGCTCGATGTCAAGACCACCCGCTTCACCACGGCAGACCTTCGGATTGACGAGCGCGCCAGCAAGTCCTCGGACCTGTATGTGCTCGCCATCGCCGACTGGACGGAGATTCGTGCGGTCGGATACGCCATCCGGTCGCTCGACTGCATCCCCGAAAACCTCAACCGCGGCAACAGCAGGTGGTCGGGTGCTGGGTGGGTCATCCCGCAAGGGAAGCTCCGCAAGATGGGAACCTTGAAGGACGCCCTCGAAAAGCTCCGCCTACCGCGTGACCAGTAAGCGCATGCCCAACCTGTGCATTGTGCCAGCGCGGGCGGTAAGCGACGAGCGACTGACCCCACGCGACCTGCGCGCCTTGCTGGCTATCGGGTGCTACACGAACCGAGCGGGCGAAAACGTGTTCGCCAGCCAGCGGACGCTCGCCGTGAAGGCCCACATGACGCGCCCGCAAATGAACGAGTGCATCCAGCGATTGGTCGAGCTGGGGTACGTCCGCAAGGTGAATCGCGTGGACCGCGCCACGGGCAAGACCATCACCTGCGTGTACGACTTGGTGCTGGACGACCCTGTTCCCGATTTGGGGACAGGGGGTGTCCCCAAAACAGGGACACAGAACGTAGTAGCTGTTGAACGTAGTGATGATGATGATGCTGCGCGCGTGATGCAGTTGGTGGAGGCAGAGTACCGCCGCGCCGTTGCCACGCTGCTCGGGCAGGCCCGCCATCCCCAAGCAGTCGCACGGGAACTGGTGGCGCTGAACAACGGGATGCACGGCACCTTCCCGTGGACGGTCATCGGACGCGCGTGTCACGACATGGTCGTGGCCGGGTCAGCCGTCAGCCCTCGTGCCTTGCGGGCGTTCTGCGAAGGCGCGGCATCGCAGGCCCCGAATACCCCTGCCTCCCGACGGCCCAAACGGGGGCTTGACTTGGCGGCGGTCAAGCGTCAACTTGACGAACAACCGCCGCCTTCACCACAACCGGAGGACTAGTGGGGTCGTCCTACCCCAAAGACCTAAAGCGACTAGCCGCCGAGTACGGATTCGCGGTGGCGCTCACGCGCGGAAGCCACTACATGCTGACGCATCCGCACGTCAAGAACGCCATCTACGCTTCATGCAGTCCGCGGCAACCCGGCCGCGCCCTCGCCAACGTGCGAGCTGACCTCAAGCGCGCTCTGCGCACCATTCCACGAGACAACACCAGATGAGCACCAACGACAACGCCTCCGCTCCCGTGTTCTACCCCTCCGCCGTCCTCCGGTCCAACGTCCCGCTCCCGCCGCGCCGCGCGGGCGCCGTCGGCAGGTCGGCCGAGCGCTACAACGCGCTCATGACCGCATTCCCGCTCGACAAGATGGCGGTCGGCCAGTCGTTCGTGGTCCCGGCGGACCACCCGCTGCTGTGCCACCTGCCCCTGACTTCGGACAAGCCCACGGTCGGCGCGCGGGCGAGCGCCATCATGTCCGCGTTCGCGGGCTGGTACCGGAACAGGGGCAAGTGCCGGGACAAGTCGTTCGCAACGCGGTTGCTGGACCCCAACACCCTCGGTGTCTGGCGGGTCAAGTAAGTGCCCAGTCCCTTGACCCCGCAGGGCATGGCGGAGCAGTTGGTCCGGCTGAACGACACATGGCCACGGTTCGACACGGACGAGGACCAGATTGTCCGGCTGGCCAAGACCTACCACGAGGCGTTGCAGGACCTCGACGCCGAGGCGGTAGCCGGGGGCATCGGCCTCTGGATTCGGACCTGCACGACCAACCGCTGGCCGGGCCCCGCGCAGGTCCGCGAAAGCGCCATGGCATGGGTCAAGGTCAACCGTGCGTCACCTGACCTGCCGCGTCCGGGCGCGGATGGGTCATGTCCCACCTGCAAGGCCGCGCCACGCTGGGCGGTCTTGCAGGTGACGGACTGGCTGACGAACGAGCCGAGCCGTATCGTTCGCCAAATACACCCGTGCCTGTCCGAGCGACACCCGGACAACAGCCCCTACGTCCCCTTCCCCACCAACTTCGTCCGGTGGGCCACCAACACTGACATCACGGAGTTCTATGGCGCAGACACGGAAGTCAAAGCAGACGGCACCGCCCCGTCGCTCACCCGCCTTCTACAGCGCGCGGGCGGTTCGCATCGTGACCCTGCATGACCTGAGCGGCTGGTCGTTCAGCCGCATCGGGGAGAAGTACGGCATCAGCAAGCAGCGGGCCCACGCCATCTACGCGCAGGCCAGCAAGTGACCGACCCCCGCCACCCCTTCGCGTCCATGCCAATGTCGGGGGGCATTGGCGGTCCTGTGGTGGAGGCAGGGCTCGTCGGAGGGGCTGGCGGACGGTCGCTGGTCGTGGTCGTTCCCATGCCCCCGAACCTCGCCAACGCCCGGATGCACTGGCGGACACGCCAGCAAGCGAAGAAAGACTACTTCCGGGCGCTCGATACCATTGCGGCGGTCCACCACCGCCTCGGCCCATGGCCAGACAACCTGTCCGCCATCGTCATTCCACCCGTCCCGACACCGAAGTTGGGGCGGGTGACGTGTGATGTGCATATGCACTTGGGCGCGGCCATGGACGACGACAACGCCAGCGCCCGCTTGAAGTTCCCGCTGGACTGGCTGGTGCGGCGCGGCTACCTCACCGACGACTCCCGCAAGTGGCTCCGCATGAACGGCTACCCCACGCAGACCGTCAGCCGCAAGGACGCCCCGTACGTCCGATTCACCTTCACCGAATCTCCGACATGACAATCGAGACCCCACTCGACAAGAACCGACCCGTGTTCCTGCCGCACGTCAACGGCCTACCGCGCCGCGTGATGTGCGTGTTCACCAACACCATTGTGGAGTGGGCAGATGTGTTCGGCACACGCCCCCCGCACGACATCACGACCCGCGAATGGTGCGACTTGCTGGAGTACATGGCTACCTCTGGCCCGCCGTTCGTGGATGCTGGCTTCCGCTACAACAGGAATCTGCTCACCCTGCTGTTTCGTGACCCGGACTGCTACGTTCACGTTTCTTTCGACGCGGGCGGGATTGGCGTCATCGTCACGAACAAGGCGACCGGCCCGTTCATCGCCTGCGACACCTCGCCTGAGTATATCAGGCACAACTCGTTCCACGGACACCAGAGCAGGAAAGTGCCGTTGCTGGCGGGTCACTATCCGTCGGCCGACATCGTGTTCTCTAGTCGCGCGCCGGTCACAACAGACGGCGAGCCAGACGGTGAGCCGGTTGCCGACTGCGTTGCCACCTAGGCGCGCGCCAATCCTTACCAGCGGCCCGTGGCGTACGCTGACTTGGGACCCCACCACCTGATGTACGCCGTAGCACCACTCGCACTCTTGCTGGCGCGCAACACCTCTCCGCGCCGGGCCCGGTGTTGCGTGTAGCTGACGTGGACCCACTGAGGGTTGAGGTCGTCCCCAAGCTCCCAGATGAGTTGGTCGAAAGGCAAGTTGTCCCGAATCCAGAGGAACACATCTCGATTCGAGACGCCCGTGTTGAAGCCGTCTTGGTCTAAGTCCAGTGCCTCGCCCTCCAGATGTTGGCTCTTGCGGGCGGTCCCTTCCATCGCGGCGTTCAGCGCCGGGGAGCGGTAGCCGGAGGACACATGGATGGGCTTGCCGAGGTTCACGCGAAGCGGGTCGAAGATGGCCCCGGCCAGCGCCTTCATGTTGTCGAGATGCGCGCCCGTCAGGGTGTTGGCAATCCCGAGCTTGATGGCACTGGCCGACGCCTCGACCTCCTCGACCGTGAGATACGTCGAGAGGGCGGTCGCCATGGGCGTTACGCCGCCTTCTTCTCGATGGCGTGCTTCACGCCGACGGCGCCGAGAATGATGCCGACGCCCTGCGAAATCGCCGCGGCCTTGGGGCCGAAGATGCCCGCGTCCAGCAAGGGCATGACATGGCCGACGGCCAGCAGGATTCCGCCCCACACGGTCTTGGACTTCAGGAACTTCTGCATCTTACGCCTCCTTGGGCTTGTTGGGATGGTTTGACGTGGCGACCATCTGGCCGACCGCGATACGCAGGTCCGTCAGCATCTCGGTGATGCTGTCCAGCTTCTGGTCCACAACGGACTCGCGTTGCTTTTGGTCCTTCTCCATTCGGTCCATGCGGTTGTGCGCCTCCTCCAACTTGGCGGTGACACGTCCGTAGATGGCCCCTACGGCAAGGATAGCGCCGAGGGCGCTAAGTGGGACGACAAGCTCACTCGTGCTGGTCATTGGTCTTACGGGATAGGCGTGGGACGGCGCAGGTTCCTCTCGGTGGTGACAGCCCGGCGCTGTGCGGACAGCGCCGCACGAAGCGGCACCCGCCAGTCGCCAGTCTCTTGGAACTCCTTGCGCGCGCCGTCGCCGACGTACCGCCACCCGGCGGGGTCGCCAGCAAGCACAGCGTCCAGCAAGCTCTGTTCGGCCGCGCCCTCCTGCTGACGGCGAACGGAGTAGTCCGCGTACGATTCGTCCTCGTTCAGCATGGGGCGCACGTTCTCCGCACCGAACCGCTCGGCCAGCCGCCCGTACGACTCGGGCGAGTCCTGCCGCAACTTCTGGGCGGCGGTCGGGTAGAACCCAATCTGGTCCAGCGCCTGATGGAGCGGGTCGGTGTTCATCACCTGCGGGCGCGTCGGCGACAGGAGCGCCGCGAACGGGTTGGCGCGTGGCGTCACTTCGCCCAGCGGCCCGACTTGGGCGGGCACGTTCCAGCGAGCGAACGGGATGCGCTCTTGCAGGGCGTCGGTGAACCCCTCCACCTTCCGCTTGCCGATGGGGTCGGTCACGCGCGCCAACGACGCCACACCCGACGCAAGCGGAATCATGGACGACGCCTGCTGTCCCGCGTACTTCCCAAGGTCGAACCCGTTCTGGCCGCCCAGCAAGTCCCCCACCTGCTTCACGCCCTGCAAGAGCGGGAACTCCGCCATGGTCCGCACGGTCGAGCCGAACGCGCGCTTGGCGACCTTGCCCGGCTGGGCCGCGACCGCACCAAGCACACTCAGCCCCTTGGCGCGCTCCTCACGGACGGTTTGCGCCAGTGCGTGCCCCAGCGCCAGCAAGGGCGCGAACTGGGCGAACGCCGACAAGCTGTGCGCCGTGTCGCCAATCTTGATGGACAGCGGCGGCTGGTTCATGAGGGCGTCGCGCTTGGCGTCCTCCGTGTCCTCGTCGTCCCGCGCGCTGACGGGCACGTAGTCACCCGTGAGAACCCCGGCCTCGGTCAGCATGTACCCGGCAGCAATCAGGCCAGCGCCGACCGACAACTGCTTGCCAGCATTCATGATGCGGGCCCGGCGCATCTCGGCCTGAATGCGCTCGACCGGGATGCCCGCCTCCGCCAACTGCTTCTTCAAGCCGCGCAGGTGAATCTCGCTGGTGATGAGGCCCACCGGGCCCGGCGTGGCCTCCAGCGACTTGCGGACCAGATTCGCGGGCGTCTTGACGAACGGGACGAACCAGCCCACGATGGTCTGCGCGACAGGGTCCATGCGCCGCATGGCGCGCGAGATGGCGGAGTCCGTCTTGAACGTGTCGTCCAGTGCCTCGAACTGCGCGACGATGTGGTCGGCTTGGTCCATGAACGGGTACATGCCGTCCGGGCCCTTGGTTAGCAGCTTGGACACGAACTGGTCGTACTCCGCGGTGCCGCGCTTCAAGCCCGCGTTCATGGCGTTGAGGTGTGCCCGCTCATTGAAGGCGGCGTCCAGCGCCCCCTGATAGAACGGACGGTCGGCGGCATCCATCGCCGTGTACACAATGTCCGCCACCTTCTGCATCCGCTTGGTCACCGCCTCCGGCAACCGCGGCAGGTCCCGCACGAAGTCGGCCTGATTGAACTTCAAGGCCCCGTACCCGTCCTCCGTCATGTCCAGCACCTGCGGATGCTCGTTGTGCGCCAGCGCCTTCACGCGGTCCATCATCTCGCCAGTGCCGCGCGCAAACCCGGTCCGGTACCCAGCGGCCCGGCCACTCGTCGTGACCGACCGGGGCTTGTTCTGAATCCACGACATGGCTGCGTCGAGCGCCGCCGCCGTCGGCGTCGCCAGCCACCGGCTAGCAAGCTCCGTGGTGTTGCCGAGCAGGTTCTGGGTCCACGTTGCCGGGGCCGTCAGCATGTTCACCCGGCGGTAGTCGCCGAACACGACCTTGTACCACGGAAGCTTCATGGCCTTGTTGATGACCTTGGCGTACGCCGCTTCACGCTGGGCGGCGCTGGTCAGCGACCTGTCCAGCACCACCCGGCGCAGCTCGCCCACCAGCTCCGGCGACAGCGACTTTACCCCGAGCACCCGACGGGCGACGCCAAGCGCGCCAGCAAGCGACCCGGCCCCCACCTTGGACACGATGCGCAGACCGCGCCCGCGCTCGCTCTTGGCCAGCGAGAACGTGTCGGCCAAGCGCATCTGCTCGGACAGAGCGGCGTCGAACTTGGCCGTCAGGTCGTCAATCGTCTCCGGCGTCGCAGAGCCCATGTCCCGCGCCAGCCGCTCAAGCTCATCAGAGAGCGCCGCCACGCGGTTCCCGACGGCCATCAGCTCATCGTTGCTCATGGTCGCGGCCTTGGTCTGGTCAATCTCCGACACGTCCACCAGACGCGCCAGCTTCTGCATGACCTCATCCGGGATAGCCATGCGCTGGCGACCCGTGGCCGCAGCCACTCCTTCGGCCAGCTTGCCCACGCGCGGGCTCATGCCGCGCTTCGTGCCCGGCGTCAGGACTTCCTCGCCCACCTTCGGCGTCCCGATGGTCCCGTCCGCGATGCTCTGGGCATAGGCGCTAGGCCGCCGCCCCGCAGCAGAGGCGGCCTCGGCCGTGCCCTTAGCAGCCACAGCCGCCTTGCTGGCACCCGGCTTCATCGCGTCAGCAATCGCGTCCAGCGCCTTGGGGAGCCCGTGCTGTATGCCGCGCGCAACGCCGAAGCCACCGAGGCCACCAAGCGCCGCGCCCTCGAATGCGTGCTGGATGCGCTCGTTCTCGGTATCGCCCTCCCGGTATCCCATCAGGCCACCGGCCCCGACACCGGCCACGGTGCCGAGCGCGTCCATGGTTCCAAACCCGAGACGCTGTCCAATCTTGGGGTTCAGGATGTCCTTCATGAACTGCGCTGGCATCGTGATGGTCAGCGAGTTCGGGCCGTACTCCAGCCGTGGCACCAGTTCCGCTGGCACCTTATCAAACGACAGGCCGCGCGTGGCGAGGTAGTCGCGCACAATCTTCGGCACGATGCCTTCGTAGAACTTGACCAGCCCGGCCGTCGGGTTTTCCGAGCCCGACACCTCTTGCACGGCGCTCCTGTCAAACACCGTGTACATGTCGTATCCCGTGGACGGTTTCTTTAGCTCAGGCAACGCGCCAGCCGTCTTGCCCTTGCCAATGGCATCCGCAATGAAGGCGCGAACATCAATCTTGTCGTTCTCTACCGTGACGATTTCGGCGACATCGTCAATGTCATTGGCGCGAACCGGCTTGATGTCGGTATGCTGGTTCAGCGGGAGAATGTCAATAGACCCGTCTTTGTTGGCGCGCCATGCGATTTGGCGCGTATCAACAGACGCCCACTCCCGTGCAGCCTGCAACGCATTGGCGAACATTTCCGGGTCGTTCCCGGCTCCGACTGCCGCCTGCCGACCGGTCGGCAGCACTACCTTGCGGATGCCGCGCTTCGCCGCTTCGTATAGCGATGACTTGAGCCCCAGCTCCGTCCAGTCTTGCGTCTTGGCAAACGGCGTTGGATGCGGGAGTTCGCCATTAATCTCGCGCAGCTTATTCCTGATTTTCTCAAGCTCGCGCGCCGCCGCGCCTACCTTCTCCTGATGGTCGAAGATGGCATGAACGTCGGCCTCCGGCGGGTCCAGCGGCCAGGGTTCCAACATCGTATGCTCCGGCACGTTTCCGAAAGAAAACGCATCTCCGGGAAGGCCAAGACCAAGGCGCCTGAGTTGCTCCGCCTGCTTTTGCACCCAGCGATTCTTACGGGCCTCCCGGTCTATTTCGTTCAGGTCGTCAATGGTCCTGTGAAGCCTGTTGGAGCGCATCTTCAAGTCGGCGACTTCGACTGCCCTTGCGTCGCCCTTAGCGTAAATGGATTCCGGGAGAGGCAGGTTGTCGCCGTGGGCGAGTAAGCTCCCCGGGTCGTTATCCCATGGGTCGAGCTCCGTACGCCGGAACGCGCCGTTCGCTCCCTGTGCCCAGTCTGACTGCCACTCGCCAACGTACAGCGCCGGTTCCGTAGTACCAGTGACCGGGTCATACACCTCCGTGACATGTCCACGCAGGTGCACAGCCACATTGGGCTCGTCCCAGTGGCTCGACTGGTATGCGACGTGCTTGCCAAGCTTGCGATTGGTGTAAGAGGTCGGCAGGTACGTCACCGCCTCGAAATATTCGGTGCCAATGTCTTTCTTCTTCTTCTTAGCCTTGAGCAGTGCGTTCAGCTCGTCCTCGATAGTGCCAGAATCCACGTCGCCCTGCATCGCCCGGTATGCGTAGTCGCGGGCGAGTTCGGCTTTCCTGAGCGAGTCAAGCTTGTCCAGCACCATTTGAGCGTGCGCCCGGAACTGCTCGCTCTCTAGCGGGTTGTCGGCCATGCGCTGCACGTCACTCACATCAAGCCCGCTGTCTTCGGGGAACAGCGCGTCAACCTCTGCTTGGAGACGCTCGACAAGCTCGTCATAGTTGCGCTGCATCGCCCCGTATGCGTTGGCGCGGGCGGCTTTGGCGTCCCTGAGCGAGTCAATGTGGTTCAGCGTCGTTGCAGCGTGGCGGCGCGCTTCCAAGCTCTCTTTCGTGTCGTTGGCAATGCGCCGCAGCTCATTGACAGCGGCCTCTGCTCCCTCGCCGCCGCCTTCTGGAAGGGCTTGCTCAACCGTGTTTTTGAGTTGCTCTACAAGTAGGTCGTAGTCATGGAGGTTGTCGTACCCCCACTCGTCGTTCAGGATGTCGGCGACATCGTCCGGAATGCGTCCACGGTCGAGGAGGTCGCTGAGGAGCGCCTGCACCGCCGGGTCAACAGCAAACTCGGCTGACTGTGGACGCCAAGTCCGGTACGTGTCGTGGTACGCCGTCGCCAGTTGCACCCGGTTTTTCGACCAGAACTTTAGCACGTCCCGCTTTTCGATGGGGTCAGGCGGAAGGTTGGACAGCCACCGGTCAACACCAGTCCAGTCCCTTTCCCATTGCGGGACGTTCTTGCTGATGACGGCCAGCCATTGCTTCGGCGTGCCGCGGTCGAACGGCGCCGACTGGAGCGCAAACTCAAGGCGAGAGTTGAGCGTCTCGGGGAATGAGCCGGTCGGCTCATTGTGCGGATAGCCAGTGTACGAGTCACGCTCACGCTCGGCAGAGCCGGTGCCACCGGCATTCTCCTCGTTCCACCACCCAAACGACCCGCGCCTGTTCTTGAGGCGGCTTTCGTTCGATGGCGGCAACTGCGTGGGCCGCGACTGCGTAGGCGCTACCGCATTAGCGCGCCTAGTAACAGACGGCAACGGCTCGTTGATGAGGTCGGCTTCCACCGGGCCGTGCATACGCGGAATCCCCTCATTCCCACCGTAGTGGATGACCTCCTGCGTACGCGGGTCCACAGAAATGGGGTCCTCCAGCAGCCACTTCATGAACGGGTCGGGCGCCTGCGCCTTGGCCGTCTCGGCTGCGTTCAGGGCATCACGGACAGCGTCGCTTCCCGCGTTCCTGACCGGGACCGGGATGGCGTCCAGCGCGCGCATCAGCGCGGACGGAATGACCGCCCCAAGGCCAGCGCCAGCAATCGCCCCGCCGATTCCAGCCAGAGTGCGCGAGCGTTCGTCATCGCCGCCCTTGGCGTACCCGATGAGCCCGCCAGCTCCAGCGCCCGCCATGCTGCTGACGCCGCTAAACGTCGCCCGGCCCGCCCGGTTGCCGAACCGGTCCACCAAGGGAGACTTGGGTGGGGTGTTCTGGCGAGCGCCAAAGATGCCCGCCAGCGAAGCGCTGGCGTCGGTGTTCTCACGCGGCATGGCCCGGTTGCTGGCCGCAGCGCCCTCCTCCCGCATCCGGCGCGCTTCCTGCAACCGCTCCATCTCTGCCGCCGCCTCCTGCATCTGCTGGAGCCGAGCGCGTTCCCGCTGAACCGAGCGGGGCACGATGACCCCCTCGGCTGGCTCGATGAGCCGCTCTCCACGCTGGGCCGCCCACTGGCGCGCCTCTTGGCCTTGCTGGAATGCAGCATCGAGCCGGGCCTGCACCTGTGTCCGGTGCTCGGCTTCCGTCATGGGCTGTGGAATGCCGGACGACTGCTGAGGCGGAATGTCCGGGTTGAACCCCTGCGCCATGGCAGGGCCCTGCTGTGGGGCACTCTCAACCTGCGCGCGCAACTGGCGGGACGGCGGAATGGCCTGCGGCTCACCGCTGAGCAGTTGCGCCATCGGGTTCGGCCCGGTCGGTGGCCGGAACGACTCCTCGGCTGCGCGTGCCGCGGCGGCTTCCGCTTCCTCTGCTGCGCGCGCCGCGGCGGCGGCGCGACGGGCGTTGCGCGCTTGGAGGGCCGCGCCGATGGCGTTACCAATCGCGTCGGTGCCGACATCGAACGCCACGCGCGCGGCGGGGTTGTTGGCAATCGTCTCGAAGTGGCGCGTAACCCCTTCGTCGTCCGTCATGTCCGCCAGCAGGCCCGCCGTCGAGGCGTCCCGGCCCGCCATGGACTGCACACCGGTCAGGGCAGCCGAGGCACCGATGCCAGCAAGCGGGCTGAGGGCGCCACCCGACGCGATGAACGGCGCCGCATTCACGCCCAGTTCGGCGATAAGCGTCCCGGCCGCGTTCCTGCCGGGCGTGCCGCCGACCATGGGGCGGTTGGCCTGAATCATTGCGCGCTGCACATCTCCAGCAGCACGCAGCTCGGTGGCGAGCTTGTCGGGAACAAGACCCACGGCGTCGCCGATGTTCACCAGACCGCGAGCCATCGTGTTGCCAAGTCCCGACAGGGCGGTTGGGACGTTAGCAAGCGCTTGCAGGGCGGTGCCCGGCATGGCCTTCACCGCGTTCCCAGCAAGGCGGTACGGAGCCATGTGCTGGTCCATGAGGCCAGCCATGCGGGACTCGTTTTCTACCTGCGCGGTGGCTTCCTCGGCAGACCGCCCGCTACGCCGAAGCTCCTCCCACCGCGTGGCCTTGTCGAGTTGCGTCCAGCGCCTCGTGTTCGGAGGGGGCATTACGGCCTCTTAGTAGGAGCGAACGGGTTGTCGGCGGAGAAGTTGGGCTGACCGGTGGGAGGCGCCACGCGGCGCGTAGTGGTGTCGGGCCGGGTGGTCTGGGTGCCAGTGCGGGGCGTCCATGCCGGAAGAACGCCGCCACCGGCCCCGGACTGGTCGTCGGGCCGGTCGTAGTACAGCGAGCCACCCGGGCCCTTCTCGCGCTGGGCAACCCGGTAGGCGGCTTCCTGCAAGCTGATGTTCAGCAGAGCAGACATCGCGGCGGCGTCTTGCAAGTTCCGGTTGCCGGTCCCGCCGGTCGGCAGTCCACCAGCCGCGGTAGTTGCCGTGCTGTCCAGCTCTGGCGTCCTTGCCCACATGCGAATGTAGGTGTCGCCGATGGCCTCCCGGTCCTTCGGACCCGGCATTCCACCACGCCCGGCCTCGACGTACAGGTTGGCCTTCTCCAGTTCGTTCGCGCGGTTCTTGGCGTTCTCTGCGGCTTCTTGGTCCAGCCGGGCCCAGTCAAAGGCCGAATCGTGCATCATGCGGCGGCGCGACACGTCCAGCCCGCCCTGATTCACGGCAAGGTTCCCGCGACCCAGTGCATCGTCCAGCGTGAACCGACGGTTCTGCTCCGTCTGGTTCTGCTTGAAGTTGCGGTTGAACTGACTGACCTGCTCGTTGAAGCGCGCGCGTTCCAGCGCCTCGGCCTCTAGCTGGCGGGCGTTCTGGAACCGCGTGTCTTGGTCCTTGGCGTAGCCCTGAAAGCCACCGCCCAGCATCGCGGCCAACGTCGAAAGCGTCTCGTTCATGTCAGCCCCCGTATCCCAGTGCTTCCATCAAGATGGGCATGGCGGATGCCTCTACGCCACTCCCCACGGCTGGGGCCGTGCCATTCATAGCCAGCCGCAGGCGGTTCACGTAGTCCATCAGCGACTCTCCCGGACGACGGGCGTAGTCGTCGTTCGGGATGGTCCCGGACGGACTCGTCGGGGTCCCGGTCTGGGTCTCCTTCTTCTCGTCCTTCTTCTCGTCCTTCTTCTCGTCCTTCTTCTCGAGAAGGTTGTTGAGCCCCAACATGTTCAGCAAGCTGATGAGCATGTTCTGGCGGGCCAAGTCGCTGTCGGCCGTGGCCTGCGTCCGAGCCACCGTTTCCCCACCGCCGGGCAGATAGCCGGAAAGCTCCGTCATGCCCAGCCGCTCACGCAGCGCCCGGTCGGCTTCCGTCTGCGTCGTCCCGACATCGAACTGCCGACGGTTCTCCGCCAACTGCTGCTGGGACATCTGGTTCTCCTGCGCCGCCAGCCGCTCGGTCAAGGCGCGCTGTAGCTCGTTCTGCTGGCCGGAAAACTGCTGGTCCCCTTGCTGGAGCTGCATCTGCAACTGCCGCTGTAGCTCGTTCTGGCTGGCCGTCAGGCCCCGGTCCAGCGCCGACTGCTCGCGCGTCAGGTTCCGGGACAGCTCGTTCTGCTGACCGGTGAACTGCTGGCCGCTCTCAAACTGGAGCTGCTCTTGGTCGAGGCGGCGCTGGTCAAGACCGAACTGCCGGTCGGCATTGCTGGACGCGAGGTTGGCGCCCTGCTGCCGAATGTCCAAGTCTCCGAGCCCCAGCAACTCTCGCAGGCGAAGGTCGTTCTCGTTGTTCTGCAACGTTCCGGCAGACTGCGCCGCCTCCAGCGCCCGGTTCTGGCTGGCGTTGTAGTTCTGGCTGTCGAGTTCGTACTGCCGCAGCATCGCCTCGTTGTTGGCGGCGGTCGCCACCCGGTTCGCCTCGAACGTCGCAAGGTCCTGCGAGCCAGCAAGGTTGGCGAGGTTCAGCCCCATCTGCTGGGTGGCAAGCCGGTCGTTCGACAGCGTTTCGGCCGAGTCCTTGAGCAAGGTGGCGTCGAGGTTGGCCAGTGCCCGGGCCTGTGCACCGGTCAGGCTCTGCCACGCCTGCCCGGCATAGGTCGAGTCGTAGAGTCCGCGCCGCGCCATGTCCGTGTTCATGGCAGCAAGCTGCGCCTGATACTCGTTCTGGAGGTCTGATGCCTGTGCACCGCGAATGGCCCGCCACGACGCGTTGTCGTACCGCGACGGCGAAGCCGCGGCGGTGTTGAACTGCTGTTGCAGGTTGGTCCGCAACTGACTGGCCTGATTGCTGCCGCCGTACTGCTGGTACTGCTGGAGCTGGACCTGCTGCGGCGCAGGCCGCGCGACCCCGGCCTGTTGGAGCTGCTGGAACGTCTGGTACTGCGGCTGGTTGGACCCGGCCGACTGCTGCTGGCTGTTGCTCCCGCCGCCCGCAGAGGTCTGCTGTGGCGAGCTAGACGCGGGCGACTTGGTGTCGGTGAACAGGGACTGCCCACCGAACAGCGTGTTCCGGTAGTTCTCAGCCATTGGGGGCTCCCGGCGGACGGTTCCAGCTCATCTGGCCCATCATCATCTGGTACAGTTGCTGGGCCAGTTGTGCGCGCTTGGTCTTCTCCTTCTGCTCCTCCTCCCACTTCTGCCGCTCAAACTCCAGCTCCTGCACCCGTGCGGCGTTCGCTTGCTGGCTAGCAGCGGTAGCCGCGCGCGACTGGGCAATCCCGGCGGCTCCCTGAAACGCCCCGCCGATGGCGTTGGGGTTTTTCTGGGCAAAGTTCAGGGCCTTCTGCCCAGCGCCAGCAAGCCGCTCCATCGGGCTCTGCGGCGAGAACCGCACCCCGGCGTTCGCGGTCAGGTCGCTGGCCCCAGCCGACGCCGCCTGTGGCGCCGCCGCAACAGCCCGGTTGGCCAGATGCCGCTGGATAGCCCCGCGCCCCCAGTCCCCAACGGAGCCGAGGCCGTAGCCCTTCACGCCTTCCGCGAGTCCCTGCCCAGCATCAAACCCGATGCCGGACTTACCCTCCCGGTCGAGTCCGCCCATGGCCGCGCCGAGCGCCGCGCCAGCCCACGGGCCCGCGAGCGCGCCAACCCCAATCTCGGCGATGGGCTTGATGAACTCCTTGTTGCGGTCCCACACCCCCGCCACCCCGCCGCGCTCGCGCTTCTCCGCGCCCATCCCGTACTTCTGACGGACGGCAGCGCGGAGCTTCCACCGCTCCTCGCGCGACTTCCCCTGCCGGTTGGCTGCGTCAATCTCGTCCCGGTATCCCATTCGTTCCTCCGTTACCGTTCCCACCACGCGATTTCCCACGCCCATGACGGGGCGGTGGTCGCGTTGGCGACATTCCACAGGTGTAGAATCAGCGATGAGTTCTGGCCCCCCAACACGACAGGGCCGACCAGCTTCGAGATGGAGATGGGCGTAGTACCCGACATCGGCTGCGGGTCGGCGTCACCGGTGAGCGAGAAGTTGAACCGCACCGTGTCACCCACGGTCCAGCACGGCGCAGCCTGCACCTTGAGCGAGTCGTTGTAGATGTACCGAGTCCCCGCGCCAGCCGCCGACGCCGTCACTGACCCGATGCGAAGCACCGACACTACCGACGACGGGCCAAGCGCCGTGTTGCTGTTCATGATGAGGCCCGAAATGTCAGTACCGCCGGAGGAGTAGCGGTTGTTGGCATCAATCGAGATAGCCGCCAGCGAGGAGGTGGTGCTGGCACCAGCGGCGGTATTGATGAGCTTGATGTAGTGCGGGATGACGCTGACCGTAGAGGACCCGTTCACCATCACCAGCGGCACGGCCGTTGCCGAAAACGCCGTCGTGATGGCTTGCGCGGTGCCGGTCATGGGCGTGGCGTTGCCGATGGCACGGAAGTACGACCCCTCCTGTGCCCACGCCAGCACCTCGTTGCGAACGTGTTGGGCGCCGAACTTGTCCGTACGGACCAGCTTGGCGGAGCCGTCGGCGCTTGTGCCCGGCTTGCTGGCTTCGTAGGTGATTCCGTAGTTCTGCGGCATCAGGACACCGTGTACACGAGGGTAATGGTTTCGTTTGGCGGCGACGAGGACGGGTCCCCGCCGCTCAAATCTAGGCAGTTCACCAGCACGTCAAAGGTCCCGGCTCCGCGCGAAATGACATTGGCGGTGTACAGGAATCCCGGGTCGGCGCTGTCCGCCGTCGTCGGGCGCATGATGGACAGCAGGATGGTGCTGGTCGAAGTGACGCTCGCGTCCGTTACCGTCGTCCGGCGGGCGGTATCGCCGTCGGTGAAGGCGATGCTGACCGTGGACAGCGTGACGGAGCCACCGCCCCCGCCGACCGACTGCCATGCCGCGCCATCCCAGAACGACACCGCTCCGGTGTCCAGCGCCAAGTAGAGCTGTCCGGTGGAGCCCGTGACGGGACGCTCGGCGGCGGTGCCCGACGTGACATGCGCCACGGCATCCGCTTGATGGGCGACGAACTTCTGGCGAATCGTCTCGTCGTTCCCGCGCACGCGCTCCGGCGCGACCGCCACCCCCGCGACAGGGCCAGCAAAAGGCCGGATGTCGTAGTCGCCGACGCTCATTCGCGCCTCCCGAGGCCGAAGCCCATGGCTTCGACGCGCGAGATGCTCGGCAAGGCGTCGGTGTCCGCATGGGTGAACGTCAGGTCGGCGTAGTACCCGGTGCCCCAGAGCGGGCAGCGAATGGAGTTCGCGGGGGCGGTGACCGCCAGCGGCTCGTCCGTCTCGGTGGTCAGGTCCTCGTCTGTCTCCGTCGTCAGGTTCTCCGCGCCGGACTGCACCAGTGTGTACGACCCGCCATTGCTGTCGCTGGTCGTCCACGCAAGGTCCACGTTGGGCGAGCCCTGCAAGTCCGCCACCAAGTAGGCGTAGCGGAACGACTTCACTTCGGCCGAGTCGCCGAAGAAGAAGCGGCGACAGGTCACGGTCATGGTGAACGGCGTCCCCGCAGTCCCGTTGAAAGTCGCCGAGTCCGTCGTGGAACCACTGGCGTCCACCAGTTCGATGGTTCCGGCCGGGGAGCCCTTCAACACGACCGGGGCGTTGGCGGAATCGCCGACCTCGGCGAGCAGTTGCGTGTCGGTCGTCTGGTACGTCCCGACCCACGGACCCGCCCACGCCTGTACCACGACATGGTAGGTGTACACCCCGACGGACGGGATGGAGATGAGCAGCTCGTTGGTCGGGCGCGAGAACGCGCAGACCACCCCTTCCAGTTGCGCTTCCGTGAGCGACGGAAGGATGGCGGTCAGCGGGTCTGGCTTCTCCGGCGTGCTGACCGGCATCACGCCGTCCGGCGTGGCGACGAACAGCCCACGGACGTTGACGTAGTACAGCACGTTCCCGACCTGCACGATGGAGTCCCGTGCCGTCGTCCCGACCTCTCCCGTCACGCCAGCCGGGAGCACCTGCGTGTCGTCCTGCCCGAACCCGGTCAGCCGGGACACGCCGCCGCGATGGAAAATCATGAGGCTGGTGCCCAGCGCCTTGACGGCCACGACGTTCTGCTGGCCGAACGTGCGGACGTTGATTTGTCCGCCGCCGCTCGCGCCGATGCCGAGAGTCGTCCCGTCGTTCTCGGCGCTGTAGAAGATGGCTTGCGGGTAGGTGGCGTTCCCGCACCCCCACAGGCGCTGGTTGAACGCTTCGAGGTCGGCCACGTTCGGCGTGGACGCGATGTCACCGGACCACGCGGGTTCCGGCGGGCCGCCCCCGATGTAGATGCCGTTCAGGGCCCCGCCGTCCGCCACGAACAGCATGTCTTGGGTGCTGTCCCGGAAGTCGGCGAACGAGAGCCGCGCCCCGACCGTGACCGCCGATGACGGCACCACGTCGAACGCGGTGTTCATGTTGGCGTACAGCGCGGTGTACAGCGCCCCGCTGTTCCCGGCGACCACATAGCGGGTGCCGTTCGACAGCTCCCATTGCGTCAGGCCGGTCATCGCCGCGTCCACGAACTGCGCCGGGTTCGACATGACCTTCGTGCCGCCACGCTTCTGCACCGCCCCGAACTGGGTGATGCGCGCGTTGGTGGCGGCACGCACCTGCGTCTCGCCCATGGCCACTTCGGCGGACACGGTGTTGAGGCCCCCGATGAAGTTCGGGAGCACATCGTACCGCTCCGGCCGGGCGCCCCGGGCCATCAGCGTCCCGCCCAGTCGCGCGCGTCATCCACAGGCATGACCCGCACCGGGTTGATGGTGCGCCGCTGGATGTCCAGCAGCATGAGCTGGCGGTTCTGGTCCGCCATGGCGGACAACTGCGCCGCCCCGGCGGACTCTGCGCCGCTTTTCATCAGCAAGCGAGCGCCCGCTTCTTGGGCAAGGATGAGATGCGAGTTGTCCGGGTAGTCCACGGTGACCGCGTCCCCCGACAGGTCGCTGGGCACGGGCGGCTTGTAGTTGACCCACACGTTCAGCGACACACCGCTGGCGACCGGAAGAATCTGGATGGTCGTGCCAAACAGGTAGTACAGCCGGTACCACTGGTACGGCAACGCCCAGTTGGTCGTCGTCGCCAGCGGCACGTCTTGGAACCGCGTCTCGTCGTAGATGTAGTTGTCGTCGGTGATAGCCAGCACCCGGTAGAACCGCTGGGCGGTGTCGCCGGAGCCGCTGTCGAGCGACGACAGCGCGAACTTGCCGGAGGTATCCGTGGTCACGACCCGCTGGGCGGCGCGGTAGTACGGCGCCACCGACAGAATGTTCGACCATTCGGTGTCGAACACGTTGTCCAGCACGGGCAGGATGTCCGTGGTGTCATCCCACCGTCCCGTGTTGCCGACCGCATCCATCCACCAGCGCGTGGCGGTGATGAGTTCAGCGCGGGTGACCTGTGCCATCGGTTACTCCGGCTTGGGGACGACGTGCCGCGTCCTGCGGCCCGTCACCTTCTTCGACTCTAGCTGTGCCGGGTCGTGCGCGGACAGCGCATCGTCCAGCGCATCCTGCGCGTGGGCCGTGTGGACCCCCGCATTGTACTTGTGCATCCACTCGGCCAGATGCCGGACCTCCTCCTTGCGATGCGAACGCAATGCGTTCGCCACATAGGACGGGGCTTGGTCTGGCGGGCAATCCACCGGGAGGAATCCGATGGTATCCCATGCGTCGGTTGCAGCCATCTGCTGCTCCTGTACCATGCGCCAGCGCGGGTCAGACCGCTCCCACTCCAGTGCGATGGCCCAGACGCCCTGCAACGAGGGCGAGTAGCGCAGATGCAGGCCATGGTGGACCTGCCGGAGCCCCCGCTGAACGGACGGCGGGGGTTCCGGGTGCCCTGCATGGTTCAGCAGGACAGAGGCCATGCGATTACTCCAGCATGAGGAGTTCCGCCGTGAACACGAGCCCAGCGGGCTGCGCGTTGATAGCGGCGCTGTTGTTGATGACGTGAATCTCCAGCGCGTCCCCCGTGTCAAACGTCAGGGTCGCGTCGGAGGCCGTCGAGAGGTGCGCGGCCTTGGTGCCTTCGCGGGTGACGAGCGCCTCCAAATCCAGCGCGGCAGAAATCTGCACCGCCGCGTCGGCACTGGCGTCGTACTTGTAGGCATAGGCGAGGATGGTGCCGTCGGCATCGGAGGGCACGGTCACGGTCACACCGACCAGCGCGTTGAACACGCACCGGCACGGCGCCCCGCCCATCCGGAAGATGGTCGTGGTGTTGGCCGTGAGCGGCGAAGCACCGCCGCCGTAGTTCGTGCCACCGATGATTTCCGACTTCAACCACACCCGCTGAACCCCGAAGAACCCCGGCTTCTGCTTCGGGTAGTTGTTGCTGGGCATTCGACACTCCAGTGACTGGGGGCCTTACGGCCCCCAGTCGGTCAGGGGTTAGACGAGGTGGCTGTAGCGGTCGGTGTCGGTGTACCCGACAATGGAGCCGTGCGTGTTGCGGGCCAGCGGCGCGATGTTGCCGTACCACCCGTAGGTGGTCTCGAACGCATCACGCCCGCTCATCCAGCGCCACGGGCCAGCTCCCTCGAACTCGATGAAGCCCCAGTCCTTCGCGTCCACCCACGCGAGCGACGGAACGTGGAGCAGGTAGATGGTACCGGCCGGGACGTAGTAGTCCATCACGAGCGGGATGCCCGTGAAGTCGTACGCCTTGTACCCGCCCTTGATGGTCCGCTGCATCTCGCCCGCGGTGAAGCGGCGCTGGGAGAGGTAGTTCTCCATCAGCTTGCTGGCGAGGCCCGGCGTGGTGAGCAGGAGGAACTCGTTCGGGCTGGTCTGCGCGTCCTTGCCCGACCGGCCGTTGATGCGCTGGATGAGCTTCCACAGGTCCGACTCAGTCGGCGTGTTGGCGTCCGGCGTATCCGTGCCAGCGGTCATGCGGACTGCGTCCCAGATGGGGAACGAGGAGGCGTCAATGTTGCACAGGCTGTTGTAGCCTGCCGCCCGGTTGGTGATGGAGATGAGGCCGTGCATCGCCGCGTTGTACGACGTGTCGGACGAGGTGGCCTTCACCAGCTTGTCGGTCGAGGCCATGCCGACGATGGCCGTGTCCAGCGTGAGCGTGGACGTGTCGCCCGAGTTGGAGATGGCCGTGACCTTCGCGCGACCCAGCACGGCGTCCGCACCGGACGTATCGAGCACGGCGATGGTATCGCCGACCGAGATGAGCAGCGCGCCCTGCCCGGCGCCAGAGATGGCGTACGGCGAGCCCACGTCAATGGACGTGGTGCTGTTCACCGTGGTGACCAGCGCGACCACGCCGTTGGCCTTGTTGTGAAGCGCCTGCTGCATCAGGAGCCGCGAGGCATCCTTGATTTCGTCCATGGTCTTGCGGGCAATCGTCTCGAACGCCGCCTGCTTGCTCTGCGTGCCGACGAAGGCAAGGCCGTCAATCTGGCGCGTGGTGTACGCCCGGACCACGCCGACGTTGGCCTGCCGCTCGCTGGCCGTGGTGTCAGGCGGGAAGTAGCCGATGGACGAGAACGTGGAGCCGGACGGACGGCCGACCACCACATCCCAGTACACGTTGTTGCCGCCCCACCGCAGGTTCTTGGGGCCACCCGCCTTGGCCTTCTCAAGCTGGGCCAGCAGCGGGGTAACGAGGTTCTGCACCTTCATGCGGAAGTTGGAATAGACGTTCTTGAGCAGACCCGTCAGTTCCGTATCCGTGATGACCGTAGGAGCGGCCATGGTGTGACTCCTGTGAGGTTAGGAGCCGAGGTTCATCGCCCGCAAAGCGGTCTGCACCGCATCCTCCGCCGCGTCCCCGACGGACACCGCGCCTCCGGTCTTGCCGGATGCACCGGTCGCCGGGGCGCCGCCCCGACCCACGGGCTTCACCGCCCGTGCCATCTGGTTCTTGGTCTGCTGGACCTTCGCCGTTGCCTTCACCTTTTCGTCGTTGGCAACGCGCGTGGCCGCTTGGATGCGGTCGTACCGCTTGGCGTGCGTATCCTCAGCCCAGTCGGTGAGTTCATGCACGATGTACTGCCGAATGAGCGGGTAGTCCCGGGGGGACACCCGGCCATTCTTGGCCAGCTTGGCGAAGGTCAGGCCCAACTCCCGCGAGAGTTCCTCCACAGTGACCTCGGGGCACGCGGCCGCGATGGTCTGCAAGGCGGGAAGCACTTCTTGGGAGATGAACCGCTGCCCTTCGGCGGCATCCTGTTGGTGCGCGAGTTGCGCCTCGCGCTCCCGCATCTGCCGTTCCATGCGAGCCATCTTCTGCTCCGGCGCATTCGCTTCGGCGAAGCGAGCACGCGCGGCTTCATAGACTTCGGGGTCGGACAGCAGGACTTCGAGCTGCGCCTCGCGCTGCTCCAGTGCCTGTTGGACTTGCTCGACCCGGCTAGCAAGCACCTGCTCCTGTTGCTGGAGGCGCTGCTCCCGCTCCACGTTGTGGACCCCCATCTGCGCCATCTTCACGACTTGGTCAAGGCGGTCCTTGCGGATGCGCCCATTGGCCTTGTACTCGATGGTGATGTTCGGGACTTCCAGTTCACCCGTGCTGTCGCGGACGGTGAACTCGGCGACCAAGTCCCCTTCGATGGGCGTGACGGCGGCAAAACCTTCCGGAAGCGCGGGTGCGTCTTCCTTCGAGTCGTCCGTCGTCTTGCTCGCGTCGTCGGTGACCTCGGGCTTTTCCTCGCCCGTGGCCGTCGGGTCCGTCTCGGTCTGGTCAGGCTTCTCGGCGGTGCCGTCGGCAGGCGCGGCGTTCGCGTCGGGGATGTTGTTCGCCTTGAAGAACTCGGCGACAGCATCACCCGCAGCGGAATCCGCGGTGGCGGTGACCGTAGGAACTGGAGTGGCGGTTGCGGTCATGCAGTCTCCTTACTGGGGGGTAAGTCGGTCTTCCACTTGGGCCTGCTGCTCGTCCGTTGGCATCCCCAGCATGTCCATGCGGACCATGGGTGCGACGGCGGCGGCAGGATTAGAACCCGAGAGGGGACGACTGCCCGGTGGTAGTTGACCCAGCGACATCGGAGCCCCGCTGGGAGGGCCTTGGGGCGCCGGGGGTGCCCCCGGTGGCCCCATCAACATACCCGACTTTGCGGCTGCTTGCTGGGAGAGCATGGTCCAGCGCTGCGTCGCCGCTTGGACGACCTGCTCCGGCAGGTCGTCCTGCAAGAGAATCTCACGCTCCAGCACATCCTGATGGATGGACTCGTTGTCCTGCCACCGCATGGGCGGCACGGGCTGTTCGAGCCGGATGGCATCAGCGATGCGCATGGCGCGCGCCTCTTGGTCCTCGTCGGGGGTGGTCACGTCCTTGGCGACGGCGAACGTCTGCCGCCGACGGTACTCCTTCTGGTCAATCACGCCGTACTGGAGCCACGAGTCCAGCAAGTACATGCGGTAGGACAGCGGCATCGGCATCAGCGTGCCCTTTTCGACCTTCACGTCCACGGACCCGTCCAAATCTTGGCTCGTGAGCGCGCGCGCGAGGTCCGGACGGCCCCGACCGAGGGCCCCAATCTGCCGGGGCATGTCGTAGCCCCAAATCATGCCCGCCAGACACACCTTGGCCCAGTCGTTGAAGGCGGTGGCCATGGCCTGCACCGCCGGAGCGAACACGCGTTCGAGCTGTTCGCGGGCCGCGATGATGGCGCGGCCGGATTCGCCCGCCACTTGGCCCCGGGAGGTCGAGTTGTAGCCGCTGGCGTCCTCGAACGCCTGCTTTTCGAGCGCGAATGCCTCTTTCACGTCGTTGCCGACGGAGAATCCCTGCATCTGGGTGATGTTGTCCTGCACCGGACCGGGCGCGCGCACCTCTAGGAACGACGTGACGCCGCCGATGAACGTCTCGGTCGCCACGGAGTTCGGCTTGCCCGCAAACCGCCCGCCTGCATTGACCCGGATGTTCTCCTGCCACTTGGAGAGCAGGACATTCATGCGCATCTGGTGGTCAATCCACTGTTCCATCGTCGGCCGGGGCAGCCACGAGGGGTCGGACGAGCCATCGGAGATGCGAATGACGGGAATCGTGCCCCAGTGGAGGTCATCCGGGCCGTACACGACCTTCTGGCCGACGATGACGAGCATCAACCCGTTCGGCAGGACGCCCGGCTTGCGGTCCACGTACACCGTCAGGCGCTCCACGGTGTCCTCGTTCCGCATCCGTTCGCCTTCGCCCACGTTCGTCTGGGTCAGGACCCAGTTGGCGACGGAATCCACGAACATGCCGGTCATCTGGTCGTGTCCGGTGTCGCTTTCGGCGGCTTGCTGGCCGGTCACGCCGTAGATGTTGGCGGCTTCGGACACGGTCAGCACGTCCCGCACGACGACCCACGACGGCTTGACGGTCGCGGTGGCTTCCGGGGACACCCGGACCTGCTCCACGCGCAGGGTCCGGCAGTTCAGGTCGCCCATCGGGGCCTTAGGCGCCCCCATCAGCCGCCCCATCTGCTCATCCCACGGGCCGCGCTCGTCATCCCAGTAGATGTGCCAGAACGCGACGCCGTCGGTCTGCGCCCAGTAGGCCGCTTCCCGCGCCTTCACGTCCATCTGCATCTGCTCGTACTGGTATTCGGTCGCGCGCTGGCGCGCGGTGGCCTTGCGGCGGTCGTCCGGGTCGCCCGTCATGGGCGTCACGGTGAAGCCGGGGCGCTGGTCCGTCAGGATTTGGAGGCGCTGGTCGAGCGCCTTATCAATCATGTTGTGCACGAGACGCAGCGTGTCCTTCGGACGCGCGGGATTCGCCCACGGCGACCCGCCCCGCGACTGCACCCACTGGTATCCGGCGCGATAGAGGCGGTTCCGGGCGACCAGATGCAGGTGCTTTTGCACCGCCGCAGACCGGGAGTTCCACAGACTCCGCGCCCATGACACCCACTGGGCGTCCAGCTCCTCCATGCCAGCCGGATTGGCCTCCAAGTTGGCCACCAGCTCTTGGTATTCCGGCTGCGCAGGCGGGAACTTGTCGCCATACAGGGCCTTTTGGAGCCCCTGCATCATCTCCATGCCGCTTTCCCGACGGTCCTCCGGCGGGTTCGGCTCCATTTGCTGGTTGGCCGAAGGCGTGGGCGGCTCTTGCGGGGCCATGGGCATCATCGGCGCGGCCATCAGGCGTCACTCCGGTGGGCGAGGCCGAACGCGGAGCGTACCGTGTTCCAGTTCTTGGACTCCGCGTACCGCTCCCGGGCCGCGCGCAGGCTGTCTTCCTTGGCCCAGTCGTCATCAAACGACATGATGTAGGCCATCACGTCCTCCGGCACCAGCACGTCCTCATGCGACGGCACGACCGGGGCCGGGGCGAACCGCACCAGCACCGGCGCGAGCCGCCAGATGGCGTACACCGCGACGGCGGGCCACAGCACCGCATGGAGGAAGGCGATGAACAGGAGCATTACTTGTGCAACTCCAGCGTCCGCTCGGTCGTGTCGGGTGGCACGCTCGGTGCCAACTGCGCGTCGGCCTGCTCCTTGATGCGGAAACACAGGCCCGCGACGTACTTGAACGGCAGTTCGGCCAGCCCTTGCAGGACCAGATTGACCTCGGACGGGTCCAGCGTGATGGTGACGATGGGCTCGTGGCTCACGTCAGGGGCCCCACGGTCACGCCGTTGATGCGGACGAACAGTCCGGCGGTGGTCGTCCAGATGTCCCCATTCACCGGGGCGAACGGGGCCGACCCATGTGGGATGCGGAGCGGCGACACGCCGGTCGTGCCAGCAGGCGTCACGAGGTACGTTGACGTGCTCGGTGTGGCGGCACCCACGGCAACTACGTCACCGAAGCGGACCTGTCCGGTGCCCGTGAACAGGGCATAGTTCGTGGTCGCGCCACTGATGTTGCCGATGCGGACGCCGTACGCCGTTGTCGTGGTGCCGGTCAGCGTGGTCGCGGCGACCTGTATGCCGTGATAGCTGGTGGGCGCAAACGCACTGACGCCCGGGGCGGACACCAGCACGCCGGATTGCGTCGTCACGTTGACGCCCAGCGTGGTGGTGATGTACTGCCCGGCCACTTCCGCCGTGGCGCTAGACGATGCCGTGAAGTTGACGAAGCACCCGTACTGGCTGGTCTGGGTGCTGGTCAGGGTGTTCCGGATGTACAGCCCGATGCCGTCGTTCACGGCCCCGCCGATGGCGGCGTAGGACGACGCGCGGAACTGGCCACTGACGGTGACGTTCTCCGCGATGGTGGCGGTGCCACCGCTGACCGTGAGCACGTACGTACGCAGCAAGGCGCCGGTGAGCTTCTGCGTCGTGGCGGACCCGGCGGGGTCCTTGACGATGGCGAGAACATCCGCAGCGGCAAGGCTGGTAGCAGCAGGCAGTTGCGTGATGCGCTTGGCCATGGGTCAGTACCCGTTGTACTCGGCTTGCGTGAACGCGGCCGAAGCGCCGCCCGCAATGGTGATGGTCACCCGTGCGTACTGCTCGCCCTTCAAGCCGGTCAGCGAACTGGACTGGCGGGTGGTGCTCGTGAGTCCACCGTCGCCAGTCCCGGAGGTCTTGACGGTGGCGCTGGACAGCGCGGTGAAGTCTGCGACGTAGTAGAGCGAGTCGGGGCCCGCGCTGGTCACGGACCCGGCGGCGAAGGTCGCGGTCAGGTGGACCTGTAGCTCGGTGAAGATGCCATGCAGCGGCACCAAGCAGATGTAGTCCCCGTTGGTCGCCAGCGTCCGGCCGCGCAACCGCTGGCCCACGGCGCCGGGGTCGGCCGTCGGGGCCACAAGGATGACCAGCTCATCCTGTGCGCCGGTAGCGCTCTGGATGAGCTTCTGGGGTTCGGTGAGCGGGAGCGTCTTGGGCATGGCGAATCCTCAGTCGTAGGCGACGTACAGGTCGGAGGTCCAGCGATACCCTGCGCGGGTGAAGCCGCCGGGACCCGGGGTGGCGAGGATGCGCTCCTCGGGGCTGGTGCCGGTGACCGGGCGGTTGCCGTTGTTGGTGCCGTCGTCGTACACGGTGGCGAACGTGCCGGTCGGGAACGTGATGCCCGTCTGGGTGATGGCGGCAACGCCGTTGATGTACAGGGTCATGCTATCGGCGCCCGCGCCGACGCGATGCAGAATCCACTCCATCGTGGCCCACGACCCCAGCGGCATGGCCGTCGTGCTCGTGTAGGTGCGGGTGCTGCCCTCGTAGATGTCCACGTTCCCGGCCGCGGCGCCGATGTCGAAGTTGACGAAGTACCGCGAGCCGCCGGAGAACGTGACGAACAGTTGCTTGTTGCCACCCGACGAGTTGGAGGTCGGGTAGTTGCTGGGCAACTGGAACTCCATGGCGACGTACAGGTTCGTCGGGGTGCCGGTGACCGTGTGGGTCATGCGGCCCGCGTCATGTCCGCCGTCCACCGCAGCCGGATAGAACGTCTCCACGACTTGGGTACCCCCGATGGTGGGGGTGCCGGTGTACCCGGAGCTGACCACGTTCTTTTCGCCCCAGCCCACGTTGGCGGTGAACGTGGTGTCGGCGACCGCGTTGGCGGTCAGGGTGCTGGAGACGGTAAGGGTGCTGGCGGTGGACGAGGTAATCAGCGCGTAGATGCCCTCGTTGCCCGGGTCCTGCCCGATGAGGCGGACGTACTGCGGGCAGTTGGGGATGTCGCCGGGGTTGCTGGTGTCCAGTACCCCGGCGGTAATCCACGACCCGGCGCTGGCGACGATGGTGTTGCTGGTCGTCGTGATGGAGGTCAAGCCGCCAGAGGAGGCGGTGAGGGCGCGGAACGGGCTGCCGTCGTTGACGAATCCGCCGGTGGCAACGGTGGATTGGTTGTTCCAGTGCGCGCGTTCGGTGTATCCCGGGTCATTGGCGTACCACGCCGTCGGTGCACTCCCGCCGGAGCGACGGCGCTTGCTGGCGCGGAGGGCGCCCATCAAGCTGACGGGGGAGAGCAGGCCGCTCACGAGTTGTCCGGCTCCTCGTCACCCGGGGCGAAGGTGCAGCCGCATTCGGGGCAGGTGACGGCGCCTGTCTCGTCGCCGTCCGGTTCGGTCATCTCGGCCGCGGACTCGTCGCCATCGGACGGCGGGACGGGCGGCTTCTTGCGGGCGAACGCGGGCTTGCGCTTGCTGGGGGTGCCGCCCTTCTCGAACATGGGGAACTCGTTGCCAGCCATGGGTCAGAACTCCGGTGGATACTGGTCGTGGATGCCGGTGTCGGTGTCATCCAGCGGTTGACGTTCGGGGTCCCACATCGTCTGGTCGTTGCCCATCTGCGCTGAATCCAGTGGGGCGTTGACGATGAACTCGGGGGTGGCCAGCGCATAGCGCAGGGCATCCGGCCCATCGTCACCACCGCGTCCCGTATCAGCATTCGCGTCCACTTTGCGGGGAGTTTCTGGTCGGGTTTCGTCGGGGACCAGTGCTTGCAGTTCGGCCAGCAAGCGCCGGTTCCCCGGGGTGTCCCAGAACCAAATCTTGCACGCGCCGAGCAACCGGCGCAAGACCCGGCTCCCGGCGGCGCGGTCAATGTTGGCGTGGGCGAGGGTGATGCCGTAGCGCTCGAACACGTCGGCGACGGTGGTGGGGCGGGCGCTGTGGGCCTGCTGTTTGGCGAAGGCGTCGTGTCCGGCGAACACGGCATCCACGGCCCGGCGGACCGGGGGGCTGCTGTTGGCGAGGCCCTGAATCTGGGCGGCTTGCTCGTGGTCCTGTTGCTTGTGCAGGTACAGGGTGTCCATGACGTGGACATGGCTGTTCCCGTCCCGAGCGCAGGCGACGAAGACGGCGGGGTGCCGGTGTCCCCAGTCGTAGCCGCCCCAGTAGTCCCACCAGTCCGGCGGCAGCTTCTCGGGCGGCGGGATGACCATGGCGGTGCCGAGGTCGCCTTGGACCTCGGGGTAGAACAGGCCGAGTCCGGCGTCCCAGTCGCCTTCGGCGAGGGCGGCGCGGAGGGCATGGGGCAGGGTGTTGAGCGCGGCCCAGTAGCTGGCGGGGAGGGACGGGTTGTCCTTGGCGGTGCCGGGGACGTAGGCCCGGGTCCACTCCCGGACGGTCCCATCCGGCTCCGGCATGGGGGTCACATGGACCGTGGCGCCCTTGTTGGTCGCGGTGACGAAGCGGGCCTTGAGCCACGCATGGCCGGGTCCGCCGGGGTTGGCGGAGGCGCGCATCCGGAGCGGGACGGTGGGGTCGGTGGACCGGACGCGGGTGAACAGCCACGTCCAGACCTCCTCCTTGGGCACCAGTCCCAGCTCATCGAACAGGATGGCCGAGTACTCGCGGCCGACGTAGCGGCTGACCTCGGCCACGGTTTCGCCGTACCCCATCTCGACCGGGGCGCCGGACGGGAAGCGCCACCGCTTTTCGACCGCCTCCCATGTGGCGCCCAGCGCGGGATAGAGCAGGGCCATGCGGTCGCGGACATCCTGCAAGTCGGTGTAGCTGGTGCGGAGGAACAGGACCCGGGCGCGGGGGTGCTGGGCGTAGCGGGCGGCGCAGGCAATCAGCACGTCGGTCTTGCCGGGTCCGGCCGCGCCGCCGAACAGGGCTTCGTTGGCCCCGCATTGCAGGGCCTTGGTCTGGAACCCGGGCCACGGGGTCCAGAGGACCGCCCGGTCTGAGGGGGCCGGGGAGGTGTCGGGACTGAGTTCGACGGGGTGATGGGTCACACGGACAGGCTCCGGCCTCGCGCGCGCGGTATCATCATCATCATCACGTTCAAGAGTAACTACTACGTTCTGTGTCCCCAAAACGGGGACAGGGGGTGTCCCCAAAACGGGGACAGGGGGGAGTGTCCCCAAAACAGGGACACCCCCCGGCGAAACCCTTACGTCACGGGAACGTGGGAAACCCCATCGTTGGTCCACACTATCGCCGCCCCGTATTTCTCGCCGAGTGTCGGGAGGTTTCCGTTCCCGCTAGTAAAGCCACGCATCGCGTCCTCACGGGTTCGCGTGTAAAAGGCGACGGGGGGATTGAGGTCAAACGTCATGTACCCGCGCCCGGCGCTTGTCGTGCCGGTCACCTTGTACGGAGGCTGGTTCAGCACGTATGTCATTGTCGCCATTGGACTTAGCCCTCGTTGTCTGCTGTAGGTTGTGGCGCGGGAGTCGTCAGCAGGGCGTTGGCCTCTGCGCGCTCGACCGGCGTGGCGTCCCGGGCGGCCGCCTGCAAGACCGCCCGGGCGGCTTCCACCTTCACCAACTGGGCTGGGTCCTCCTGTTCGGCCGGGAGCGCAATCACCCCGGACCCCAGTGCCCGCCCATCCGTCGTGACATCCAGCTTGTCCCCGTACATCCGCGGGTTGTGCCGCGCCGCCGCCCACTTCATGGCGTCCACGTACACCCGCAACCCCTGAATCTTCGCGTAGTCGCGCTCGTTCGTCGCCGACTCCGCCGCCTCCAACACCGTCTCCGCCATCACCGTGCCCTGCGCCTCACGCGCCGCCCGGTACCGCGCCCGCCACTTCTCGCTGTGCGCCCACAGGTTAATCGTCGGCAACGGCCACCCCTGCTCCCGACACACCTGCTTCACCAGCTTCCCGCCCGCCATCTCCTCAAACAACACGGGCATCACCTCCTCGTCCTTCCCCCGCAACCACTCCTTACCCCCGCGCCCCATACGACCTCCCGCCGCAGCACGCCGCTGCCTTGTTCCAGTCCGCGATTGTCCCGCCTACCCCCCACGGCCACCCCACCACCCGACCACACCAGCACCGCCACGGCGCCATCCCCCGCGCCCGACGCCACCGGTACCACCCCCGAACAACCCCCACTCCCCACCCCCCAGAAATGTCCACCCCAATATACCACCGCACTACTAACTCCACCACCCACCCCCTATATTCCACACCAAGCCACAACCCACCCTAGGGGGCACATGGCCAGAGGTCCTCAGAATACACCACGCCCTCACCTGTCAACGCGAATAGGTGGGGGTGTCGTGTTTCCCACTGTCACAAAACGTGATACCCGGGGAGGTTCCCACTTGTGTGAAACGTGAGGACTCCGTGCGCTAATGGGCCACCCCTCGCGCGAGGTACCCCCTAGGGGTGGGGGGGGGTGTGCCCCCGCTCGCGCGCATGACGCGCACACGGGACAAACGCGCACGAGTAAACGCGTGTTTACTTCGCGTGCGTATGTGCGTGCGCGGCAAGGAGTTTCGCGCCCGCGCGAGAATGAACAACGGCGCTGTGGCTCTCGCGTCACTCTCGCGTCACTCTCGCCTCTCGTGTCCCGTGCGTTCTACGCGTCGCGCGCGCGAGGTGTTGCGGCGACGCCGCAACAAGTGTGGCGTTGGTGCCACAAGCACAAGGTTCGTGCCACGCACGTCTCATTTCGCCTAAGTCATTGCGTTGCAGTCACTTGCGGCGCTTCCGGCACGGCGGCATGGCCTTTGCGGAGTAGCTCGGCGTCCCCCGGCACCGTGCCGGACGGGACACACCTACACGGGACCCGAACGGGTCCGAGGAGCACGTATGTCGAGCAAGAGCAAGCGCCAGAGCCGGGCCGAGAACAACGCCGCGAGCATCGCCACGCTGGACGCCAGACAGCGGGCCGCGGCCATGCTGGTGGGGCAGGGCATCCTCGCGCCAACGGATGCCATGGTGTCGGCGGTCGTGATGGCGTGGGCGAACATGGCGCCCGTGGTGGCGTCGGCCCCCGTCGCGTCGGTCGCGGCCCCCGCGACGGCGAAGGGCAAGGGCAAGCGCAAGGCGAAGCCTGCCGCGCCAGAGTTTCTTCGCACCTTCGGCCGCAACAAGGGCCAGCGGGAGGCGTTGCGGGAGGCCCTGCGCAAGGCTGGCAAGCCCATCCCGTCCGGCGCGGACTGGGTTGCCGCGAAGTATGCGGCTGGCATCGTGGATTTCGACACGAAGCCCCTGCGGGACGCGGCGACGGCTCGCGGTGAGACCCTGCCGGTCTGGACGCTGACGGCCTGACCGAGCACGGCAGGACACAAGCGCCTAGGGTCCAGCACGGACCCTAGGCGCTTGCGCGTTCCTGCCCCTCCCAACCCCTTCCCCTGCCCCTACACGCCATGACGCCACTGGACCCTGCCCCTACCCCTCCCCCGGCCCCGAACGGGCCGCTAGCGCCCGATACGGGCCAGTGCGGGCCGAATACCGACGACGACGTGCGCGAGCGGGGCCGCATCATTCGCGCCCTGCACGTCGGCACTCGCCGCGTGACCCTGCTACGCGCCACCGACGCGCTGGTGTTCTACGCGGCCCAACGGGCCGATGGCGTGGCACCAGTGACTGCCGCCGATGCCGCGATAAAACACTTTGGCGCGGTCCCGTTTTGACGCCTAGCCACGCCTAGCGCCGCGCCAGTAAGCCCCACCCCAAAGGGTCCCGCGCATCCGTGCGCGGGACCCTTTTTCGCGCCCGTGTAAGCGCCAATCCGCGCCCCGCGCGGGACTCTCGCGCCCGCGCATCCGTGCGCGGGGTCCCTTTCGCGCCCCCGCAAGCGCCCGCGC